CTCACCGACGATGACGCCGCCCCTGAAATTCAGGAAAACCCTATATCGCAGCCCGGCGACTTGTGGCTGCTCGGAGATCACCGTGTGCTTTGCGGCTCTGCCACGGTGCTGGCGGATCTGGAAAAGGTTATGGATGGCAATCTTGCCGACATGGTCTTTACCGATCCGCCTTACAATGTTGACTATGGCAATACAGCCAAGGATAAAATCCGCGCCAAGGGCGGCAAAAAGGCTGGTCGCACCATCATGAACGATAACCTCGGTGAGGGATTCGAGCAGTTTTTGTATGATGCGTGCGTTAACCTGCTGAGCGTCTGTAAGGGCGCGGTGTATGTGTGCATGAGTTCTTCTGAGCTGGACACGCTGCAATCGGCGTTCCGTAAAGCAGGCGGCAAATGGTCAACCTTTGTCATCTGGGCGAAAAATACCTTCACGCTGGGGCGGTCTGATTATCAGCGGCAGTATGAGCCGATTTTGTATGGCTGGAAGGAAGGCGCGGAACACTTCTGGTGCGGCGCACGGGATCAGGGCGATGTGTGGTTTTTTAATAAGCCCCAGAAAAATGATCTGCACCCGACCATGAAGCCCGTAGAACTAGTGGAACGCGCCGTGCGCAATAGCAGCAAAACCCGTGATATTGTCCTCGACCCATTCGGTGGTTCTGGTTCTACCCTTATCGCTTGTGAAAAAACAGGGCGGCAGGCGCGATTGATTGAACTCGACCCGCGCTATGTGGATGTGATTGTAAAGCGGTGGCAGGATTTTACAGGGAAAACGGCGACCCATATGGATGGATCACCGTTTGGTATGGTTATGCCGCCTGTTTAGGTTTGCGCTGGCGAGCAGCGCGTTTGCCTGCTTCAAACGCTTCCTTCAACGCAGCTTCCACACCCCAGACGCTGACCTCGTGAAAATCGAGGCTGTCGCTCATGCGTTGTTCCAGCGTCTCAATGAAAAGATGCTTCTGCGCGATGGCTTGAAAAAGTTGTTCTTGGGTCATGGTGTTTTCTCCTTTGTTGGTGTTCACACCCCAACGAATGCTTGGATTCACAACAGTATCAACTCAATAAGATGCTGATTCCGAACAATTTTTTTTGGCAGCGAACGAAGAGGAAACCGCCCTGTGGGCGGCTTCCCGTTTGTTCGCGTGTCTTGCTTCAGGAGGCGCGGTGCAAGGCCAGCGCAGCACCCAGCAGTTTCTGGGCACTGTCGAGGCGGTCTTCCAGCCCCATCACCGTGCCGATGATCGCGTTCATGCTTTCGCCGGCATCAGCGTAAGCGGTGGCTTCCCCGACGCGGCTGGATGCCTCTTCCAGCAGGGCTTTGAGGGCATCAAGATTGGCGCGAATGGCGTTGGCTTTCAGGTCGTTGGTCATGGTTTGTTCCTTTCGGTTTAGGGTTTTGTTGCGATCATGAATGCTTGGATTCACGACCGTATCAACTCAATTAAACCGCTGGTTCTGCTTTATTTTCTGCTGCCACGCGGTAGATGCGTTCCCCGCCTTTGGTTTTTTCCGAGACAATATGCAGCCCCAGCTTTTTCTTGAGTACGCCGCTGATGACACCGCGCACGCTGTGCGCCTGCCAGTCGGTGGCGGCGACAATCTGGGCGATGGTGGCACCCTCAGCGCGGCTCAAAAGATCAACCAGCACTTGCTGTTTGCTGCTGCCACGTTGGCGCGGCTGTTGGGGTGGGCTGTTATCGGCAGTGTGCTTTACCTCAGTATCAGTCTCTTGCTCGTGTGCAGCATGCCCTTCCTGCTGTTCTGGTTGCTGCGCGATGCTTTCCGCCGCCCGTCTTAGGATATCCGCAATCGCCTCGTTGGCGGCGATGCTGCTGTTGACTGAAGCGCCGCGCCGCAGGTTGCCGTTTTGGTCAACAAGGTAGCGTAATGTGCCGTTGTCAAAAACTTGATACTTGTCGGATGGGTATAGGGTGCGCTGAAAGCCAAGGGTTTGCAGGGCGTGTGCCAGTTGTTCTTGGGTGTGTTCCATGGGTTTTTCTCCGTTGCAGGGGTTGATGGTGATGCAACACATGCTTGGAACGGGAACGCTATCAACTTGAAAAGATGGAAAATCTGATGATTTTTTCGGGGATTTTTACGCACGCGGCATGGCGGGGATTGAACCATGCTGATGAGCCAAGCCGCTTGGGCGAAAAAGCACGGCTTTTCGCGGCAATACGCTAATGAGCTGATTCGCAAAGGCATCGTTCGCCTTGTTAACGGCCAGATTGATGCGATAGAAGCCGATGCCGCTGTTGAGGCTATTCGTGAGCCCGCCCGCGCCACTCGGCGCAGTGACGAAGACGGCGGCAGTCTTTCAACACTGCTGCTTAAATCGCGCATCAAAACCGAGGTTGAGCGCGGCAAACTGCTGGAAATCCGCGCCCGCGCCGAATCGGGAAAGCTGATTCCTGCCGACGAGGTGAAGATCGCCGCCTTCCGACGTGCGCGTATCGTGCGGGACGGCATGCTGAATCTGCCTGATCGGGTAGCGGCCTTGCTGGCTGCCGAAACGGATGTCGCCAAGGTGCATGCGATTTTAACCAAAGAAATCCGCCTGATTCTGGAGGAAATCAGCCGTGATTGATGTGGCCGCGCTGTATGACGCGGCATTTAACGATGGCTTGCGGCCTGATCCGCTGTTGACCGTCTCCGAATGGGCGGATCAGTTTAGGATGCTGTCACAAACGGCTTCCGCCGAGCCAGGACGCTGGCGCACGGACAGAACGCCGTATTTACGCGAGATCATGGACTGCCTGTCGCCCTCCAGTGGGGTTGAAAAGGTGGTGTTCATGAAAGGTGCACAGGTTGGCGGCACCGAAGCGGGTAATAACTGGATCGGTTATGTTATCGATCAGGCGCCGGGGCCGATGCTGGTGGTGTTGCCCACCGTGGAGATGGGCAAACGGTGGTCAAAAGGCCGTTTCGCGCCGCTGATCGACGATACGCCCGCTATTCGCGCCAAGGTCAAAGACCCGCGTAGCCGTGATGCGGGGAACACCGTTCAAAGCAAGGAGTTTCCCGGCGGTATCGTCGTGATTACGGGTGCGAACAGCGCGGTGGGGCTGCGCTCCATGCCAGTACGCTATCTGTTCATGGACGAGATCGACGGCTATCCCGGCGATGCTGATGGTGAAGGTGACCCCGTTTCGCTGGCGGTACAGCGCACCGCAACGTTTGCTAGGCGGAAGATATTGGAGGTGTCTACGCCCACGGTGAGCGGCCTCAGCCGTATCGAGAAGGAGTTTCAGACCACCGATCAGCGGTTTTTTCATGTGCCGTGCATCGTGTGCGGGCATATGCAGGTGCTCAAATGGGCGCAATTGCGGTGGCAGGATAATAACCCCGCCACGGTTCATTACCACTGTGAAGCGTGCGACACCCCCATCCCCAACCACGCCAAAAGCCGCATGTTGGAGGGCGGCGAATGGAGAGCCACGGCGGTGGGCGACGGCAAGACGCGAGGGTATCACCTGTCATCGCTCTATAGCCCCGTGGGTTGGTTTGCCTGGGAAGAAGCGGTGCGGGCGTTCCTGAAAGCCAAAGACGATGAGTCGCTGCTCAAGGTCTGGGTTAACACAACGCTGGGTGAAACATGGGTGGAAAAAGGCGAAGCACCTGATTGGCAGCGACTCTATGAGCGCCGCGAGGAGTATACGATTGGTGACATCCCTGCTGCTGCCGTGGTGCTCACCGCTGGCGCGGATGTCCAGAAAGACCGCATCGAGGTAGAAATCGTTGCTTGGGGCAAGGGCAAGGAAAGCTGGTCGGTTGCGTATCAGGTATTGACGGGCGATCCAGCACAAACGGCGGTATGGTTCGATTTGGCTGTATTGCTGCAAACCACCTATCGTCACCCCAGTGGCGTAGATTTGCCCATTGCGATGCTGGCGATTGATTCAGGGTACGCGACGCAATCGGTATACGATTGGGTGCGGCGGCAGCCCGCTGGGCGGGTGATGGCGGTGAAAGGCATGGAACGCGCCATTGCGCCGCTCGGATCTCCCAGCACGGTAGATGTCACTATCGGTGGTAAACGGCTACGGCGCGGGGTGAAAGTCTGGCCCGTGGGCGTTGGCCTCATCAAAAGCGAGTTGTATCAATGGCTGCAACTGGCACCTGATGAAAATGGCTTCCCATCTGGCTATTGCCACTTTCCTCGTTACGACGCGGAGTATTTTAAACAGCTGACTGCTGAGCAATTGGTGACCAAAACCGTTAAGGGCTACCCCAAACGCGAGTGGCAAAAACTGCGGGAACGTAACGAGGCGCTGGATTGCCGCATTTATGCACGAGCGGCGGCGATTGCGTTAGGGATGGATCGTTGGAACGCGGCGCGATGGGAGGCATTGGCTAACCAACTGATTCCCGTGAATAACCGCCCCAGCGTGGCTGTTTCTGAAACGATTACACCAAACAAACCCGTGCGCCCCCGCGTGACGCGCTCCCGTTGGATGAGTTGATATGCCTTATACCGAACAAGACCTGACCGACATTGAAACCGCCATTCGCAAGCTGCAAAGTGGCGAGCGGGTGGCCTCTGTCGCTTATGACGGTAAAACCGTGAGCTACAGCCAAGTGCAACTGGGGGAATTGATTGCCCTGCGGGATCGGATGCGGCAGGAGGTTAAGGCGGTGGCTGGCACGCGGACACGTCAGATCCGCGTGTTCACAAGCAAAGGTGTGGAATGAAAATTCCTAATTACTTGGTGGCACAATCAATCCCTGTGCTATCCTGTCGCGGATTTCCTGTAATTCACGACGAATCGTAAAACCGTCTTTTTGTAGAATTGAGGGAATATCACGCCCTTGGCGGATGACAGCGGCAACAGCAATGGATTCCTCGCCAATGGGCAGAAATACAATATAATGCTTATTAACTGGATAAAGCAGTAAGCCAGTGTCGCCGCTTAAGTCGGTACGGGTATTATTATTCTCAAAGGTTTTGAAGTTCGCTGCAATATATTCCAATCCTTCATGCAACTCGGTTAGATAGTGCACTGTTCTTTCTTTGCCCCAGCGTTCCAAAGACCAATCGCCTATCTCGCGGATGTCGTGGGCGGCACCAGTGGTCAGAAAATAGTTGTGGCTGGTCACTATTTATATTCCTCAATGATATCCAAGATGCTTTCCTTTGCAAACCGATTGTTTTTGATATCGTCTAACCCGCGTCGCACTTTGGTGAGAATGGCCGTGCCTTCCATATCGCGACGAATCAGATCGCGGACATATTCGCTCGGTGTTGAATACACATCTTGGTCGCTGGCGCGTGTATCAACAAATCGCCGCAATTCGTCGGTCAGGGAAACATTAAGACTGCTGCTCATGATGGAGTCCTCCTAATAGGGCATCTTGTGCTATTGTGCCATATTTGGCAAATAATGTCAATATTCGACAATAGATTTCGCGTATTCACCAGCAAAGGTGTGGAATGAAGATTTTTGGCTGGCTGAAACGTCCTAAAGCCAAGGCGTTAGGCTATGACGCGGCGGGTACGGGCAGAAGGCTGCAAACGTGGGTTCCCACCACCGATTCCGCCAATGCTATTCTGTTTCAGGATGCAGCGTTGCTGCGCTCTCGCAGTCGCGATATGGCGCGGAAGAACGCCTACGCCGCGAACGGCATCGAGGCGATTGTGGCGAATGCCGTGGGCACGGGCATCAAACCGCAATCAAAAACAGACGAATCCGATCTGCGTCAGCAAATTCAAGCCTTGTGGCTGGAATGGACGGACGAGGCAGATAGCGCGGGGCTGACAGATTTTTACGGCCTGCAAGCTCTCATCTGCCGTGCCATGGTAGAGGGCGGCGAATGCTTCGTGCGCCTGCGGGTGCGCCGCCCAGAAGATGCCCTCAGTGTTCCCTTGCAACTGCAAACGCTGGAAGCAGAACATCTGGACGCCAGTAACAACAAACCGCTCGCAAACGGCAACTTTATCAGGGGCGGCATTGAGTTTAACCGACTTGGACAACGGGTGGCGTATCATTTGTACCGCGAACATCCCGGCGATGCGATGTTGTTTGGCACGGCCAAGGAAACGGTGCGCGTGCCTGCTGAAGAAGTCCTGCATATTTTTAAACCGCAACGCCCAGGGCAGATTCGCGGTGAGCCATGGCTGGGGCGGGTGTTGCTGAAGCTTTATGAACTCGATCAGTACGATGACGCGGAACTGGTGCGCAAAAAGACGGCAGCGATGTTTGCAGGGTTCATCACCAAGAACGATCCCGACACGCCGTTCATGGGCGAAGGCACCCCTGATGATAAAGGCGCGGCACAGGCGGGCTTGGAGCCCGGCACGCTGCAACTGCTGGAGCCAGGGGAGGATGTGAAATTCTCGGAACCGGGTGATGTGGGCGGTAGCTATGAGGCGTTTTTTCGCCAGCAGTTGCGGATGATCGCTGTCGGGCTGGGGATTACCTACGAACAGCTCACCTCCGATCTGACGGGTGTCAACTATTCCAGCATCCGTGCGGGACTGATTGAATTCCGCCGCCGCTGCACCATGCTGCAACATCAGGTGCTGGTGTATCAGCTGTGCCGCCCCGTCTGGCAGCGATGGCTGGAACTGGCGGTGTTGTCGGGGGCTTTGCCGATTCCCCTCAGCAATTTTCAGAAAAACCGCCGCAGCTATCTTGCCGCGAAATGGATTCCCCAAGGCTGGGATTGGGTTGATCCGCTGAAAGACCAGCAGGCAGAGCAACTTGCCGTGCGCAATGGTTTCAAAAGCCGCTCGGAGGTGGTGTCCGAACTTGGCTATGACGCCGAAGAAATTGATGCGGAAATCGCCGCTGATAACGAACGTGCCGACAGCCTCGGCCTGATTCTCGACTCCGATCCGCGCAAAGTCGCCAAAACTGGCGCGGCGCAAGCGCAAGCGCAAGCGCAGGGTTTAGGGGGTAGGTTGGAGGGTGGAGAAACATGACAACAGTACACGGCAGATATTGGCTCAATAAACCCCTGTTGCTGGCACCGCACGCGCTGCATCAGCTGCAATCTCCCTTCACTAAAACCTCCACCCTAAACCCTAAAACCTCGCATCAGCGCATCGCGCTGGTGCCAATCTTGGGGCCACTGGCGAAACGCGGTTCGTTCTTGGATAGCCTGTTTGGCTTCGGGAATTACGAGGATGTGCAGGCACGATTCGATGCAGCGGTGACAGACCCCAGCATTGATGCCATTCTGCTTGAGATTGACAGCCCTGGCGGTGAAGCGGCAGGGGCATTTGATCTGGCCGATAAAATCTACGCCGCCCGTGGCAGCAAGCCCGTCTGGGCGATTGCCAATGACAGCGCCTTTTCCGCTGCTTACGCGATTGGCAGTGCCGCTGATAAGCTGTTTCTCACCCGCACCGGCGGTGTCGGCAGCATCGGCGTGCTGGCTGCCCATGTGGATCAGTCGGGCTACGATGAAAAACAGGGCGTGAAGGTCACCACGCTGTTTGCGGGTACTCGCAAGAACGATTTCAACGCCCATGAACCGCTGTCGGAAGACGCGGCGGGATTCCTGCAAGCCGAAGTGAACCGTCTGTACGGCCTGTTTGTCGATACCGTCTCCCGCAACCGCAGTATTTCCGCCGATACTGTCCGCGCCACCGAAGCTGGTCTGTTCTTTGGCGACGATGCCGTGAAAGCAGGGCTCGCCGATGGCGTTGGCACTTTTGAAAGCGCCGTTCAATCTCTCGCCGCAACCTTAACCCCCAAACCACGAAAGGAAACCCGCATGCTTGATGAAAAACCACCCGTTGATCTGGAGGCTATCCGTAAAGAAGCCGCCGAAGCCCTAAAAACCCAGCATCTGGAGATCATTCACGCCTGCCGCTTGGCTGGCAAGCCTGACAAGGCGGCTGATTTTATTGAACAAGGCACAACGCTGGAGGCGGCACGCAAAACCCTGCTGGAGCTTGCGGCGCAACAGGCAGAAATCCAGTCGCAGATTCAACCTGCCGCTGGGACTGATGCCCCCAACCCATTGCTGGCCGAAGCGCAAAAACGCGCCGCCCAAGCCAAACAATAAGGAGAACCTGCTATGCCCGCACTTTCTGAATCCAACTACCTCGGCGATCTGCTGAAATACGAAGCCCCAAACCTGTTCTCCCGCGAGAGCATCACGGTGGCGGCTGGCGCCAACCTGAGCCTTGGCACGGTGCTGGGGCGCGTCACTGCCAGCGGCAAATACGTCATTTTGGCTCCAGCGGCTTCCGATGGCAGTCAAACGGCGGCAGCGGTGTTGCTGGGCGATGCCGCCGCCGCCTCTGCCGATGCCAAAGGGCTGATCCTCGCCCGCCACTGCATCGTCGCTGACCACGCCCTTGTCTGGCCAGGCGGCATTACGGGCGGCCAGAAAACCACCGCCATTTCACAACTGGAAACCAAGGGCATCTTGGTGCGCAAAGGAGCATGAGGAAGGTTTTAGGGTGTAGGGTTTAGGGGGTAGAAAGTTTGAGGCGCAGTGTGTGCAGCATTTTTTGTACTTCTTCAATGAGCAAAAACAATTTTGTGCAATTTTCACGCTCTGCATACTGCAACCGCAGGCAGATCAACATCTGTGTTTCCACTTCGGCTAACGATCCGATGGCGATGGAAAGAAACCGAACATAGTCCTTATCCCCTGTTCTGGAATGTCCTTCCGCGATGTTGGAGGGCACCGAAACAACCGCTCTGCGCAGCTGCACCACCAAGCCAAATTTTTCCTCCGCAGGAAACCGTGATGTCAGACGATACACATCCTCCACCAGATCCATAGATTTTTGCCAAACAATCAAGTCTTTGTAATTTTTAATCATCACTACACCCTACACCCTAAAACCTCCAACCTCAAGGAACTACCATGCAAAATCCGTTTCAAAACCCCGCCTTCAGCATGACCAGCCTGACAGCGGCAATCAACATCCTGCCCAATACTTATGGGCGGCTCGAACAATTGAACCTGATGCCGCCGAACCCCGTACGTTTTCGGTCGATTACCATCGAGGAACTGAATGGTGTCCTTAACCTGCTTCCCACCGCAACACCCGGTTCACCGGGGACGCTGGGCAAGCGCGGCAAACGCACCGTTCGGTCGTTCACCGTGCCGCATATCCCGCATGATGATGTGGTGTTGCCTGAAGAAGTGCAAGGTATCCGCGCTTTTGGCTCCGAGGATGCAACGCAGGCATATGCTTCGGTGCTCGCCACGCACCTGCAGAACATGCGCAACAAGCATGCGATTACCTTGGAACACCTGCGCATGGGGGCACTCAAGGGCGTGATTCTGGATGCGGACGGCTCCACCCTGTTCGACCTTTACAGCGAGTTCGGCATCACCGCTAAATCTGTCAACTTCCAGTTGGGCACTGCCACCACCGATGTGAAGAAAAAGTGCATCGAAGTGCTGCGCCATGTGGAGGACAACCTTAAGGGCGAGGTGATGAGCCGCGTGCATGTGCTCGTGAGTGCGGAATTCTTTGATGCGCTGACCAGCCACCCGAAAGTGATTGAAGCCTATCAGCGTTGGCAAGACGGCGCGGTACTCCGCGATGACATGCGCGTGGGCTTTCCCTTCGGCGGTCTTCTGTTTGAGGAATATCGCGGGGTGGCCACCGATGCCGACGGCAACGCCCGCCGCTTTATTGCCGCAAACGAAGGGCACTGCTTCCCGCTTGGCACGCTGGGGACGTTCACCACCTATTTCGCCCCTGCTGATTTTAACGAAACTGCCAACACGCTGGGACAACCGCTTTATGCCAAGCAGGAACCGCGCAAATTCGAGCGCGGTACGGATTTGCATACGCAATCTAACCCGCTGCCGATGTGCCTGCGTCCCGCCGTTTTGGTCAAACTGACGAACACCTAAAGCCATGGCTGATCTTATCAAAACCCCGCTGTCGGGGCCGAACTTCGATGCCATGCCCTGCATCCAGCCGAACTCGGCGGCGGATGTGGTGCTGGCGGTAGCGGGCACCTCGGCGCAAACCGCTGCTTTGACAGCAGTCTTGGTGCGCGTGGTGGCAACGGTGGCTTGTCATATTGCTGTGGGCAGCAACCCTACAGCCACCACCAGCAACCTGTATCTGCCTGCGGGAACGCCGGAGTATTTTCTCATCGATAGCGGGCAGAAGATTGCCGCCATCAAAGCCACCGGTGCGGCGGACGGCCAACTGTTCATCAGCCCCGCCAGCATGGCGCAACAATGACCGCTTTTCAGGAGATGATTGATGCCCTGTTTGCTGATTCTGCTATGGCTCGAACTGTCACTTACACGCCTGTGGCAGGCACTCCGCAGACGATTCGGGCGGTGATCAAATCGCCTGACCGCATTGTCGATGTGCGGGACATCGCCATTCACACGCCAACATTGGTGGTTGATGTGCGGGTGTTGGACATCGCAACCCCGCAGGAAGGCGATACGCTCACCATCGGCACGCTACTCTACGCTGTGCAGGGTGAACCCGTGCGGGACGCGGAAAACCTTGTCTGGACGCTGGATTGTTACAATTTATAAAAAAAATTTACATATCAATCAAATTTAGGTATACTAGTGAGATAATTTAGTGGGCGCGCTAAGATTTTTGAGGTTTTTCATGAGGAAAGAAATGATTGCAACTTGGGCACTTGGTGCATCTGCCGCATATTTGACTGCAACTGCTGCTCTTGCAGCAAGTGGATTATTAGGCACCAGCAAAAGACCTAGCCTGCAAACTCTTTCTGCTTCTTCAGGTGCTGCGCTTGTTACAGCAACCGCTGGTGCAGTAAAAAATTCTATTTTTGATCCTGACAAGAAATTTTACACCTCCACGGAAAACGTCAATTTATCAATAACTTCTAAAAACTTTGCTGGTCTTTCTCCAACGACTCATGCGGCTCTATTATACAGCGCGTTTAATGCAGGATCACCATCTACAACAGACCAGTCAATTTTAGAGAAGCCAACATCCAAGGCATGGGATGCCAGTGCTCCTTTGGGTGACAAAGATTTTGACAAAGTCATCAAACCCCTTGCTTTCGAAAATAGTGCTCAATTTGAGTTTGTTGCAGGTGTTCGGCAATTTGATAAGGGCGGTCTTGGTGCGGTTGCGTATCGTGAGAAAGAGACGGGGAAAATACACGTCTTTGTTGTTGGACTAGAGACTGATAAAGCATCCAGAGATACACTGCCTGACCTAAAGTCACTTTTATATGGTGGTATGCAACAACAGACTGAAGAATTGAAAACTTTCATCGAAGGCATCAGACAACAATACCCTGATCAGCTTGCAAGTATTACAGGACAATCTTTAGGCACCATTCCCGCCGCTAAGGTTAGTTATGAAATTAACGATCCTTCTGTTCAAACCATTCTTGTTGAGCCAAGAATGAACGCTGATTTAGCGAAAGAGCTTTTCCCCAATGATACTGAGAGTTTCACCAAGTGGTATCAGGAAAATACTGTTTCTATGGTGGTAGGAGCAAATGCTTGGAACAGTTTTCGCGTTCAATCCCTTGGGGAGTCGCCTAATATTCCAAGCCAGCAGAGTTACGTTTTTACCGGAGAAGACGGACACATTGCTAGTGGCTTGCCTTTAATCGGATTAAATATTATCGGCAGTCCTCATCAAGCTTCAAAGAGTGTTTTAAGTCTGGCATATGGAAAAGCAGGCTTGATAAAAGTTGACCCAGAAACCCTTCCCGTGAATGCAGCAGAAACTCTACAGGCACGTGGATCGTTGGATGTTGCTGGCGCTGGTGTTCTTGGTTTGGCAGCCGCTGGGTTAACGGCTGGTGGCATGGCTGCTGGCGTTATGGCTTTGCAAAAAATGCAGCAGCGTGCACGCGGTTAGTTTCTGAGCTTTTAGTAGGCCATATTTTACTTTGCGCATCACCGCCGCCATTCAAGGCTCGCTGCGCGACTATATGGCTGCCGAAGTGCGGGCGGGTGAAAAAGCCGTCACCGCTGGAGTAAAACAAGCAACCGACAGCCTAAAACTGGCGATGCGGCGGCAGGTGACTTCCGCAGGGCTTGGGCAGCGGCTGGCGAACACCTGGCGCGGTAAGGTCTATCCACAGGGGCAAGTGAGCCTGAAAGCAGCAGGCCTTGTTTACACCAACGCGCCCGAAATCATGACGGGGCTGGAGGTAGCAACCACCATTCGCGGCAAAGACGGCCTGTGGCTCGCCATTCCCACCCCCAACGCCCCGAAACGCGGTGTGGGCGGCAAGCGCATCACCCCGACGAATTTCCCTGAACAAAGTTTGGGGCGGCTGCGGTTCGTCTACCGCCGTAGTGGTGTATCCTTGCTGGTGGTGGATAATGTCCGTGCCAGCTTTGCCAAGAAAACGGGCGCATTGCGCGGCTTTAAGCAGGCCAGCGATAAACAGAAAGTATCGGGGCGGGGTTTAAGCACCGCCGTGATGTTCTGGCTGGTGCCCATGGTCAAAACCCGCAAGCGCATTGATCTGAAACGCGAAGCCAAAGCGTGGCAGAACCGCTTGCCTGCGCTGATTGCCAATAACTGGAAAGACCCAAAATGAGCAGCGTCCGTGAAACTGCCCTGCAGGCTTTGTTTGCCGTATTG